TAGCACCCATACCGCCATCAGGAGTGGCATTAACAACGATTTGAGCAATCTTTACAGCCATCGACATACCAGCGTTAACCCCAAAGTTAAAAATGCTACTGGCAATCTCCTGTGAGGCTATCTCGTCCCCACGCATCTTTTCCCAGAACTCACGCTTGTAGAACTCACGAACCAATGGTGTAGCACCACCAAAGTCTTTCCTGTCAATCAATGCCCACCCATCCCATTGAGGATTCTTGTTACGAGCAATCCCTGCGTAGGTCATACCACCAGTATCACCCTCAACATCGTGAAGAACGTAACCGCCTTCATCCTTCATCATTTGCTCAAAAGCAGGTAGAAAATTAGCCACGTTTACATTCCTTTTTATCGTCATCGTGAGAAAGTTTCACGCCAGCCAACAAGCCAATAAAACCACCAATGATGGTTTGAAATGCAGGGCTTAACAGTTTAAATATCTCGGCATTGTCAACTTCTTTAGCCCATAGACCAAGAACAAAAGCAGTCATCATCGCAAGCACCGATAAACAGAGTGTCGCACTCACCATCAAAGTTACTGTAAATGTAAGTTTTCCCTTTACATCTTCCATTTGAAACTCCTAAACAAGTTTATCAATTCGATTCTTGAACATACTTAGTTCAATGGCGTGCTGTCTTGCTCTTTTATCGTATAACTCAATGGCATAGGCATCAATGGCATCACAAACCTTTTCAGCTTTCACCGCCTGCTTATATTCAAACTCTAGCCTTTCAGCCCTTTTCTCAGCAGCAATAGCCCTAATGTCATATTCTTTAGGGAACACAAACGGATACCATTTGTGTATCTGTATCACTTCTTTTCTCTTTCAAGTGCGTTCTTATAAGCAATAATTACTTTATGTCTTAACTCTGCACTATCAGCACTACCAGCCCATTCTGATAGATTATTCCAAATTACAACCATGTCGGTACTTTTGCATAAGTGCTGATGGTTTGTAAGCCAAGCAGACATTTGCTGATGACGCTCTGATGGATTGTGAATTGTGTAAGCTATCCCATAAAACTCACGCACACTACATAAGTCTTTTCCTGTAGATTGAAGTGCAAGGGTTAAAACAAGTGCAGCCACCCATTTCACGTCATAGCCCAAACGATGATGTAAAAACACCAGACGACAGTAATGCAAAACAGGACTGCGGTAGTAAAAGCCACAGCCCAATCTTTCATTTTTTAATCCAAGTCTGCCAGACAGCACCAGCAGCCATAATTAACGCACCCACCCACAGAATAGGCTTGGCAGCAGAGGCTATCCAACCTAAGACTTTAAAAGCCCCATCAAGAGCCTTCATAGCCTCTACAAGACCTTTAGTGTTCTTGTCTATGCTATCTACCTTACTTTCGACTTCAACGAGTCTGTCGTAGATTTGCTTATGGGTGACTTCGTTTTCCATGATTCACCTTAGAAAGTAGGCTCAATCCAATCAGGATTATGAGGCCAAGTGATAGTCAATCTTGCATCAGAAACAGTTGATGGAAAGTCTCTCAATGTTTGGCGATATGTTGCCCACTCAGCCTTCTTAGGAATGGTGCAATCAGCAATCTGAGTCCAATCACAAGCAAGCAACAAAGCATTGCGTGTAGCTCTCAGTTGTGCCATTGCAGAGTCTTTAGCTGCTTGGATTTCTTCAGCACTCATATCAGCCACTTGAACAACAGAAACAAATGCACCATCGTCATAGGCAGAGCATGAAACCAACTTCTGTGTCAGACTGTCATGTGCTTTAAAGGCATTGACCTTCTTGGCATTGTTGGCGGTCAAGAATTCATCGCTTGGGCCGTTAGCATTAAATGATGTATTGCTAAACAGTTCACGATAATCGCCTACTGTAATGGGGCTAGTTAAGATTGCAATTTGCATGATGTTCCTTAATATGGGCCTGTATCTGAGAGTGCTGATGTTGGTGCGGTGAAGTTTGCTGTGTATCTGGCGTAGCCTTTGGTAATGCGGAAGTCATCAAGGTAACCTTTAAAAGCAGTTGTTCCAAATGAAGTTCCGTACACGCCAATTGTGCAAGTATTTCCACCAAGCGTAGAACTATTGGTTGTTGTGGCTCTATTAGTGCCGTCAATATAAAGCGTTACTGTTGTTCCGCTTCTTACAATAGCAATGTGATACCAAGCATTAACAGAACTTGTGACTGATGCAGAGGTTCTTGTTCCACCAGTCAACATGGAAAATGAATTTGCTGTTCCATCCCCATGATTGTAAGCAACACTTAAATCAGCAGTACCTGTTAAGTTAAAAAGCGCTGGAAAATTTTGGACTTGTGTTTCAGGATACGCCCAACATTCAATCGTGAAGTTTCCTGTGCCCATATTAAATATTGCATTAGATGGCGCAACAAGGTAATCCCCTGTCCCATCAAAAGACATTGACCCTGTTCCATACTTCTTCACACTTGTAGAAATCTGTGCGTTACCCACAGTTTCTAAGTCGTTCATCATAGCGTTGTCAAAGATTGCGCCATTGGTAAAAAAACCTAAGTATCCCGTTCCAGACACCGCTGTCAAAGGTGCGGTTGGCACAGTCAACGTAGTTTGTGTTGGGTCATAGACAGCAGTTCCCTTAACCAATCGAGTGTTTGAAAAGAAACCACCAAACAGTTCGCTGTTTTTTTCTGCGCCAATTTGCAAATTGCCAGCATTCAAACCATAGTTGGTTGAGTTTGTAGTTGTTGCAACACGAGTGCCATTAGAAAATATTGATAAGTTTCCTGAGCCATTTCTTACATACACAACATGAGTCCACGCATTGTTGTTGTATACATTTGTTGATGATTCCAAATCCCACGCAATATTTGACCTACCTAAACCCAGTTTATCAGCACGACCACCAAAAAATCCCCCGCTATTTGCTGTAGGCCCAAACATTCTCCAATCTGACAAGGATGCACTTGTCCGATACATCCACCCTTCAAGCGTAAATGCGCCTGTTCCTACATCCAATGCGGTGTTATTTGCTATTTCTAAATAATCTCCACTACCATCAAAGTACCCTGACCCACTAATCACGCTTGTGGAGTAGGCGGTAGAAGTACCAAATGGGTTGAAGCGTTGAACGCTTGGTGAGCCGCTAGTTGTAATTGTTAAAGGGCTTGCGCTATTGTCAACAAACCTATTGCTTTGGCAAGTCAAAAAAGATGTGTTTGTGATTGCTGTCAGGGGCGTTGTGCTTGGCGTAAAGTTGCTTGTATAAACAGCAGTGCCTTTGACAATACGAACATTGCTTAAATAACCATTTAAGTAATAAGCAGGAGTTGTTTCCGAGGATGCACCGATTCTTAATACATTAGAAGAATCATTGACAGATACTGTACTTACGGCTGTAGAAGATGTGCTAACTCCATCTACATATATTCGCAATGAAGTTCCATTTCTTACAAAAGCAACATGATGCCAAGCATTTTTGGACATACTTTCTGAAATCGCATAATTAGTAGCACTTGAAAAGATGTTTCCACTAATCGTAGTCCCGTTATAACGAACATCAAAACTTGTAGCTGTTTCATTCCCGTTGTTTTGTCCAATAATAAGAGTTAGGCTTGTGTTGCTTGAGTAAATCCAAAATTCAACAGTAAAGTCACCACTTCCAAAAGTAAAAGCAGAACTATCTGCTATTTGCAAGTAATCACTAGAACCACCAAAATAATTAGACCAATTAGACCCATAAGGCGAGAAAGAACCTTGGGTTGTATTGCCGTTGCGGGTGATGCTAAATGCGTTTGTACTGCTGTCTAAGAATGTATTGTTCTGTGCGCCATTAGTCCCATCGCCATGTAAGAGCATAGTGACTTGGTTAAATTGTGCGTCTGGCCCTGCCCCAGAGACTGAATCTGTTTTTGATGCTGCAAACATTTATCAGTCCTTATGGTGTGTAATTCTGACCGACTGTTACGCCATACCAGTTTGTGCCATCAGCAAAGAAAGAATAAATATCTTGTCTACTTGCAGTTGCTGTGATTGTGGGATTTGTACCGCCAGCCCACTTAACTGTTGACCAAGTAACTGTGCGTGAGCCTGTTCCATCTTGCTTTAAGAACATGATGAAAGACTTACCACTTGTTGCCGTTGGCATAGTGATAGTCGCATTGCCTGTCAAGGTAATGATTTGGACTGTGCCATTGGTCAGAGCAATGGTAATAGCAGTAGAACTATTAGCAGAGAATGGAGTCTCTACATAGTTTGTTACTGTTGGGTTTGTCAGAGTCTTGTTTGTCAACGTATCTGTTGTTGCTCTACCAACTAATGTGTCTGTGCTTGTTGGTAGCGTCAATGTACCAGTATTGCTAATACTTGAAATTATTGGTGCTGTCAGGGTCTTGTTTGTCAGGGTTTCTGTGCCTGTCAAAGTAGCAAATGAACCTGCCGTGAACGCTGCGCTAGTCCATGTTGAACCTGTCCACACAAATAGATTATTAGTCGCTGTGTTCCAGTACAAAGCACCTGTGAGCAAAGCATTACCATCGTTATCAACAGATGGTGCAGTTGACTTAGAACCTAAATATCGGTCATCAAAGGCATCGTAAGTGTTAGCTGCATCAGTAGCACTAGCAGCAGCGTTTGTTGCGCTTGTAGATGCGTTTCCTGCGCTTGTAGAGGCATTAGATGCACTCGTAGAAGCATTGGATGCAGAAGTCGCAGCAGCAGCAGCACTTGTCGCAGCAGAAGTTGCACTTCCTAAGATGCCATCAACATAAGTCTTAGTGGTAGCGTCTTGGGCATTGGTAGGGTCACCCAATCCAGTAATCTTAGACGTACCCATTGCAATAGCACCTGACATCGTGCCACCAGTAGTCGATAACTTACCACTCAGAGAAGTATCAACTTCAGTCTTTGTGTAAGCATCTGTAATACCATAACCAGAGATAGTCGTAGGATTTGTACCTGCTGTGATACGTCCGTAAGCATCAGCCGTAACAGACTTGTATGTGCCAGCAGTAACAGCAGTTGTAGCCAAATCGATGTTGTCCGAATTGACAACAATACGGCTAGAAGACGCTGTTCCTACATCTAGTGTGTTACCTGTCTTTGTAAGACCTGCGCCAGCAATAACCTGACCTGCACCTGAGAATTGAGCAAAGGTAATTGATGTACTACCTAAAGTACCGCTTGTTGGAATAGTACAAATAAAGCCGTTATTAGCGTTTACTGTACCGCCTTCAACAAAGGTGTAAGCAGCTACCAATTCAGCGTATGTATCAGCATCTGTTGTTCTAGTCCATGAACCAGATGCACATAAGTAAAGACCATTGTTAGAAGCAGTAGTCTGGTCTTTAACCAATACTCGGTCACCTGCAATAACAGAAACTCCGTCTATGGTCTGTGCGCCAGATAACGTAAGGTTAGCAGTAGAAGCAGCAACCACAGAGGCTTTGGCATCGATACCTTGGGCAATAGCATCTACATAAGACTTGGTTACTGCATCAGCATCAGCCGTAGGAGTACCAAGACCTGTAATCTTGTTTGTACCCATAGCGATAGCACCAGACATAGTGCCACCAGCAAGATTCAACTTCAAAGCGTCAGCAGTATCTACATAACCTTTGGTAGCAGCGTCTGAAGCATTGGTAGGTGTAGCAAGACCAGTAATCGTTCCTACTGTGCCAGAGGACATATCCAATGTGCCATCAATCGTGACATTATTGAATGTAGAAGTTCCAGATGCAGCAGTTACGTTTCCTGTGACATTGCCTGTCAGGTTACCAGTTACATTGCCTGTTACAGCACCTGTGTGTGTTCCTGTGGTGTTACCAGTTACGTTGCCTGTCAAACCGCCTACAAAGCCTGTGGAGGCTGTTACTGTAGTTCCTGTGATAGCTTGTGGAGATGAGCCACCAATCACCGCACCATTGATAGTTCCACCAGTAATAGTGGCAGACGATGATGTGAGTGGGCCTGACAGACCAGCCGTAGCCGTTAAAGTGCCTGTCAGAGTGGATGTTCCAGTAACAGATAAGTTACCGCCTACAGTTACGTTATCGCCAGCAGAACCATCTTGAAAGTTCTTTAACTGAGCCATCAATTGACGGATAGCATTGTTGACCAAAGATGGGGCCATACCCTCCGCTAAGTTAATACTGTTAATGTCAGTATTGTTACCTGCGGTACTGCTGTATTCTGAAATCTTGGTCTTTGCCATGTTAATCCTCTTGTAAGGTGCTACCAATCATTCCATAATCTGCTGCTAACTGAGCCAAACCAGAAATGAATTTAGGGGTTGTTGGTGACATTTTCCGCAACTCTCTCAATCTGTTCATACCATCTTTACTGGTAATCACATTAGCTAACTGTTCAGCATTTGCAGAGAACGCTCTTTCTGTTGCCCAATTCTTGAAAAACTCTCCATATTTTAATGGAGTCATTGCGCTACCAGTAACTTGTGCAAACGCTGCTAAAGCACTTGGCGCATTTTCTTCCATCTCTTTTAACGCTCGTTGGTTAAAAGCAGTATCAGAACCTAGCTTCTTAACTCTAGCTGCTGCCTCTAACACTTGCGTTAGGTTGTTTAATGCTTGGAATTGTTGTGGGCCAAGTGCCTCAAGCAAAGCCTTCTGTGACTTTGAATCGCCAAGTATCATTGACTTCCAATCAGCACCAGCATCAATGCGAGGCTCTTTAGCACCAATGCGAGGCTTCATAGCCTTTTCCCATTGCGTCTGTAAATAGGCTCTTGTCACATCGTTCCATGCCTCTGGGCTTACAGCTTGGATTTGTTGCCTTGTATAGCGAACAGTTTGTGGTGAAGCATTGTTAAACAAACGAGTAGCCAAATCATTCAAGTTGTCTTTAGAGACTGCTGTGAGTGATTGCCCTGCTCGTCTTTCAGCAAAAATATTAAGTGGCTGAGACAGTTCTTCAAAAGCCTTGTTTGCTTCAAGATACATTGGGTTATCTTTACCCATAGACTGAACCAAACGATTCTTTATGTTTGTAACTTCACTCTGAATAACCTTGTCCATAGAAGAAAAAGATTCTTCTTTAAACATTTGGTCAATGTCAAACTTTGCTCTCTGCAACGCAGGTAGCCTGTCCTCAAATGTCTTAACCATCACCTCATCGCCTTGTGCGTTAAATGATGGCTTCTCTCTATATAAATTAGCTTTAATTCGTTGCAAGGCTTTTAATTCGTTACCCTTGGCAATCTTTAACATTGCATCAATGTCTTTGACAATAGGCGCAACATCTACAGGAACAGAACGCTCGAAAGCAGCACGATACAAAGGCGCAGAACCTTCTTCTCTAGCTTGCTCTAATTGAACAATCCTATCTTTCAATGCTTTTTGACCACGATAGCCAGCAGTCATTGGGTCATCTACTTTACTTATAGTAGATAGAAACTTGTTAACAGCAGGTTGAACTTGCTCTTTGTATCTCTGTAAATAGAAGTCACCAAGCGTATCAGCACTTTCAACAATGTTTCCTAGAACCTTTTGTTGTGATTTAAGTGATGGTAGGTTTGTTAACTCAGCAGGGGTTAACTGAATACCCAAATCTTTTGCTTTTTGGGTTAAGTCAGCAACTTCTTTGGTATTTACTTTTCCAATGTCTTTTGCAATATTACGCTCTATATACTTACCAACTCCAAATGGTAATACTTGCATACCACCAGAAATCAATCCTTGCTTGGCAACATCAGCACCAGAAAACTCTTGGTCACCAAGTAAGCCAGCAAGAGACTGACGGATTGCATTAGTACCTGCTGCAACGCCACCTGTAATGGCTGCGCTACCTGCTACACCTAAAGGGCCAGTCAGCAACATGGGGCTTGTCGCAATACCAGCCACTATGTCTGGTGCAGCCTCAAGCACATCAGGCGCATAGTAGCCAGCAGCAGTCATTGGCTTGGTAAATATGCTAGGAATCTCTTTGTAATATTGACCATCGTTTGCTTGGTAAACAATTTCGTCACCAACTACACGATAGCGACTTTCTGGAATACCACGAGCCTGTGCAAATATCTTGATTGCTGCTTGCTTGTCAGTAGGAACACCAGCCTTTAACGCTGTTAATGCACTAGCACCACCTGCTGCGGTACTCTTTGGAATGATGGTTTCATCACGAATAGAAATCTTAGGTGCAGTAGATGGAGAAAGAATCTCATCTACCACGCTTGTGCTAAGAGGAAAACGCTTACGTTCTTCCTCTGTGCTACCGCTTAACAGTTCATCAACAACAGACATTTGATTACCTCATTAAGCCAAATTCAGTTGCAAGGCGACTTTTCAATACTGCTTTATCTTGTGGGTTTTTAACATCCAAACCAAGAGAAGTAATCAAAGCCTGTTCACGCTGACGCATGATTTCTGGCATCTTGTCTAGTGGTACATCTACAA